GTCATCGCCGCCCCACTGCCTCACGCGGTCGGGTGCTTTCAACGGCTCGAGCGCCCGCTCAACCGAGAAGGTTCCAGCAAGCCAATTGCCGCCTTTGGGCTTGATGACTCCGGCTGCGCCCAGTGCGGGCACAGCGGCCAGCCCCACAGCGGGCATGTTGGCGAGCGCCTGCCCGGTGCGGTAGCCTTCGCCGCCGGGGGTGATGGGTTGCGCCCCGAACAGGCCTCGGCCCACGTCCGCCGCCTCGCGCAGCGGCCCCATGCCCGGCCCCTCGCCGTAGCCCTTGAGCTGGGAGGCCCGGCGGCGTCGAGCGCGGAGCTCCTCGAGTTCCTCGGGGCTGGGGGGTAGTAGGCTAGGCGGCATAGGGGTTCACCTTGGGTCCGGTGTAGTCGTCCGAGTCATTGAGGGCGTCAATGTAGTCCTCGGGGTCGTAGTCGTCGCGGGGAGCGGGGTCAATGTTCAGCCACCCGGCATCGCGTAGGTAACGGAGCGCCTGGCTGAAGGCGTCACAGAAGTCATCGTGCGTGGCGTTGGGGAAGCTGCATATCTGCGTGACCATGGCCTCCGCCCAGTCGCGCACGTAGCCGGCCCGCACCGAGGACTCCGGGACGTAGACTCGGCCGGCCTTGACAATGTTGGCGACGATGCTCAGCCGCTGCACCTTGTCGGCCCGACCGGGGTTGTAACCGCGTACCGGAACCTGCGCCCGCTGAAGGTCCTGAATCAGCGGGATTCCGGCGGCCTTGTCCTCAACCAGCACCAAGTCCACCCGGCGGGCCTCGCGCCCCTCGCCGAAGATGATATCGTACTCTTCCGTGACCTTGCTCTTCAGGTCGGGGTACTGTAGGTGGTCCTGCCAAGCGTCAATCACCAACACGCACATACTGCCGTCCTGGGGCTTGAACACTCCGAACGTAATCGACGCGGTGGGGTCGTTCTGCGTTTTCTCCGTATGCGCGCAGTCGTACGACTGGATGATGAACTCAAGCCGAGGCAACGGACGGTCCGCCGCCCACAACTTAAACCATTCCCTCTTAACGATGCCGCCTTCCTCGGGGTCAATGATCTCGGCGTGAATCTCCTGCCGCCCCAAGTTGGTACCCTCGTAGCTGAGGATCTGCGCCTTGAAGTTGTCGCTCAGGTTGTCGAGGTTTGTGTATGTGCTGGCGGTGGTGAGCACGACGTCCGCACCCTCGCGGCCGATCAGGTCAACGATGAGGTCGCGGGGTTTGGGGGTGGTCGTGATTAGAAGGCGACTCTTCATGTTGGGGAGCTTCAGCCGCACCCCGAACTGAATCTGATCCCATGCCTCCTGCAAGTACTCCCACGCGGCCAACTCATCGCACCACCCGCCATGGAACTGCGGACCCCGGAATCTCTCCGGCTCCGAGGCTGGAATGCCCTTGATCAAGCTGCCATTGATCAGGCGCAGTTCATGCAGGGCCTTGTTGTAGTCCTCCACCAGCGGGGAAGGGATCACGGTGAGCAGGCCCGAGTCTCCCTCAAAGCACGTACCCCTCACATCGGCCGAGGTCGGCGCAGCGACCAGCCATCGCGTCCGGGGGTAGCTCCACGCCCACCAGCCGACCTGCTCGGCGGCGGTGCGGGTCTTGCCCGCTCCGCGCCCGGCCAACATCAACCACACCGACCACCAATCCCCCGGCGGAGGCTTCTGATGATCGTGCGCCACACTCAACCACAACGCCCGCCATGCCCACGCGGCCTGCTGATCAGGGGTGAGCTGCGTGAACTGCTCGCGCAACGCCGGGTCGCGCAGCAACCCCGCTAAAACGCCGGTGTCACTCGCCCCCATCGCTCCGGCGCTTCAGCTCAAGGTTGTTCAGGATCTGGTCAAACACCGCGCTCACCTCAACCTTGACTGCGCCATCCTCGGGGCCAACGTGCTGCTGCGTCAGACGCTCGCCGTACACTTTGGGCAGCATCTTGCTCAGCTTCCACTTGAGCGTATCAACCTGGAGACGCTTGCTCGCGATGACGTCGCTGCTCAACGGTACCAGCACCCGCCGCACGCGCTGCTCCCCGTGCTCATCGAGCAGCGGGTGGCCGTCGGCGTCTACCTCGGGCACGAGCGTGTATGTGTGTGTTTCAGCCGCCAGCTGGTCGATCTTATCACCGAGCAGCAGGTAGCCGGTTTCCCGCGCCTGTGCGTATTGCAGACCCACCCCGGAGGGATCTTTCTTCGCCCAGCTCAGAACGGCATCCGCCGTCGGGGCTCCCGCCCCCAGCGCCGCGCACGCCTCATACAGGCTATCCCCCAGCGCCAGCCGCTCACACACCCTCGGCATCCACACCGCCGGGTCGTGTCGGTGACGTCGCGTCAAACCCGGTCCCACCGGCTCTTTGAGCGGGGTGCGATGCGGGCGGTAGGTTTTCTTTTCATCAGCCATGCGCGGCATTATAACCCCACTCCGCCGCAAAAGGCAAGTCCCCCGCGCCACCCCAAAGAAAACACCCCGCAAAAGTGATCGTTCGGTTAATCGTTCGCCTCTCTCTTCGAGAGAGGGAGACGATCACACGATTACCCCCCTGCACCCACTCCGTTCGCCCCTCGCTCTGATCGGCTCCGTGTGGGGCAACGTAGTTAGCCCCCACTCCGGCGATCGAGCAACACAGTTTGCGCTCCGAACCAATCGTTCGGTTGGCGTAATCGTTCGAACGATCAACCGAACGATTACCCTCATCAACGCGACACCGAGCGGTCAGGCTTTCTCGCTCAACGGCCACAGCTAGTGCACCCGACGGTCACTGGGGTTATACGGATTACGTTGCCTCAGGGCGGCCGCAATCGCCAGCGTACCGTACCCCTCGGCCCCCATCTGCTCGACCAAGAGGGCGCAGCTTTCGTTTTCCGCTGCACGAGCGGCGGCCATCATCAACGGGGTTTTGAATTTCAACTCCGCGACCACTTCCGCTAGGTCTTTTATGGCCTGCTGGGCGAGACGCAGAGACGCGTCCTCGGCGCTCATGCGGCGTCCCCGGCGTGGAGTTGCCACTCGTTAAAGGTGTTCGTGCTGCGAGGGGGCTCGTCCTGCGCGGTGCGCCATGTGGCTTCTCCCGCTACGTAGTCTTTCATTTCTCACCCCTTGCTCTGATGGCTTGTGCATCTCCTATACCTACGCCGGTCTGTGTGAGTGTAAAGCGACAATGGCCAGTGCTGCACACGAACGTCACCGGCTCCTGCTTCTCCGCAATCTGCCAATCCAGTTCGTTCAGCAGATCTTCAATTGTGTCGCCGTGGCCTGTTGCGAGGCCCTTGGCCATCATCCATTGCGCTAGTTTTTCTTTATCGCTCATGTGTTTCTCTCTTTCAAAAGCTCGCTCACTAGCCGACCAAACTCAGCAGCCATTTCTGGAGCGGTAGTGAATGGTTGACCCCTTTTCGGTTTGTTGGCTTTCACTAGCAAAGAAACGCTTTCCTCATCAGTCAGCCCAACCCATCTTTTCACCGGCACAACCATGTAACCAACCGGCTGTTGCGCGGGTGCAGAAAAACCCTTCTGTATGTGTAGCGCGTGAACCTCTGCATCGCCGACATCGTGAGCGAGTGTTATAGCTTCTTCTCGCGTGGCTTTAATAAAAGTAACGGCTTCTTGAATACGTGTGCTCATGGATTCTTCTCCTTTAGTTTGGCTTCGATGGCACGGGCAAAAAGTGTTTTATCAAACTCATCCATAAACCAACACCCTGACTCAGCCTGATAAACCTCCTCATCCGTCAGCGCAACCCATTCACGCTGCTGGGCCTCGTCCCAGGCTTTTTCAAGCCAGTTCATCCATTCAGTTTTTGTCATTGGTTTGTTTTTCATAGCCGAGCCCCCACACCTAGATTGAACGGGTTGTTGAAGTTGATGGGCGAGTCGTCGTTCTTGACCTTTTTACGCGTCCGAGTGAGGGGCTTAGTGTCGAACGCCCTGCCCGCCACCTGATACGCGTAGAACCAACTGGCTTTTGAGATGAGCGTGCGCTGCTTGAGGACTTTCTGCCGGCTCAGCAGGCCCGCCTCAAACAGCGGTTTCAGCTCGATCCAGACGGTGTTGCTCGTTACTTTGAAGTTCGCCCCCAGGTCATGCAGCGTCACGGGCTCGGACTGCGCCCTCAACCAGCACATGTACTTCGCCTGCCGGGGGTTGAGCGCTTGCGCGGGGTTAGTCATGGCTTGCCTCGCGCGTCGAGCGCAGCGTCCGCGAGCCTGACGGCAAACGCCCCAATTCTTGAAGCCGAGTCAAGCTCAAACGGGCCGTCGGCGTACTCCTTGATGCCTTTTGAGAGGATGCCGTTCAGGGCGGCGGCAATCATCAGATCGCGGGCGGTGATGTTGTTGAGCGGTGGGGTTTCGGGCAGCTTAGTAGCCATGATTTACTTCTCCTCGATTGATTGTTGGGGGACGGTGAGCGGCGCGGTCCAGGTGCGATAGGCATGCTGCCGGGCCATGGTGACGGGGCACTCCCGCGACGGCGGCACCCAGCCATACTTGCGCCATACGTCCTCAACGGGGATACACCAGTTGGTGGGTTTGATCTGCCTGTTAAACTCGACCAGCCAGCCGGGGGGTTGGTCATCGTGATTCATGTGTTGCTCCTCTTCAAGTAGGCGCGGACAAACTCGTGCAGCCGCTCCTCGTTGTGGTTTTCATTTTGCGCAACCGTATACTCAGGTTCATCGTCCCAAACGAGAATACCAATATGGTGATAGTCGCTGGGGTCGTGCTGCTCAACGCGGCCTGCGTAAATGTACACGTCGTTGTCAAGTGTCCATGCTACCCACACACCATCAACGCACGTCCCAAGCGCGTCATCGCCTTCATCAAGTTGCCAAGGTTCTAAACGACTCATTTTAAGTTCTCCTCAAAAAGTTATAAAGATGCGGGGCCGGGTGGTCCCTGCTGATTAAACTGCTTTTGGACGCTTGATGATGGTTTGCTTGACACCATCACGCACGCCGTGCTCAGACACCGTAGCCTTGACCGTGATGGTTTTGGTTTCGCCGCTTGGAAGGTCAAGATCGAATGCCTCGCAGTAGCCCTTGTAGATAACTACGTTGCTATCAGCATCCTCACAAATGCACAACAGCGTGATGCCGTACTGGCCATCTAAGCGGATGATCTTTTTGACGGTGAGCGTCAGAGTGATTTTCTCGCCGACGGTGCCAATGTGTGTGCGGGTTGCGTTAAGTGCAGCTTGCTTGTCTGCCCACTCGGCGCGGCGCTTGGCACGCTCTGCAATACTCTTGCGGACTGCGGCAACCTGCTTTTCGGAGAGCTTGCCAAAGTTGTCATAGGCCTTAGCGAGCGAACCAATGAAGTTGTCCTCGTAGCTGACAAAGCTTCCGCCGTCGAAGATGCGGCCATTGGCGATGAAGGCCAGCACTGCCTCGTAATCCTCATGCGTCTTGGCAAAAGTCTTTTGAGCATTCGCAATGATGTTACGACGTGCGCCTGCGTAATACGCTGTCTCGTTGTGAATGATTACGGCCATTTCGTATTCTCCTCAAAGTTATAAAAGTTCGGGGCCGAGCGGCCCCCGTTGATTTAGAAACTCGGGTCCCAATACTTTTGACGCTCACCGAGCAGCAACCCGAGCGTGCCCAGCTGAACGAAACGCTTAGTCTCGGGATTACGTGCGACGTTCACCCAGCGACCATTTTTAGCTTTCCTAAAATAGTTGAGGTGGCCGTTCGGGTTGCGCTCGTAGCGATACTCGGGAGCGCCGAGCGAAGGACCCGAGGTAACGATCGCCGTGTCTTCCTGCACGACGATGTAACGGCCCTTCATGTTTACCTCGACCACGGTGCCGGGGGTGCGGTCGCTCCACAGCAACATCGTCGCTGCCTGCCCGACCTCGGGAGCGGGAGCGTTGATGGTCATGCTTGAGTAGAGGCGGTTGATCAGGCTTCCTGTGTTCATCTTGAGTTCTCCAGTTATTGAGTTAAAAAGTACTGCTGGAGTGAATTAAAACTTATTTCAAACATTGAATGAAACAATACCCATTCACTTTGGTTGGTTTTTGTTTTCATACCCGCAGCGACCCCGGATCGTTGGAGTAATGTTGGGCGATGAGTTCCTCATTGAGGCGTAGGTAGTGATTGGCGCGGCCTTGGGGTTTCTCAAGCTCAACCCGCTCCACCAACCCATCGGCGAGCAGCGAGTTGACAAGGCGCTCGCGCCGTTCCTGCGAACAGCGCAGGCCGCCCTCACTCACACTCAGTCGCTCAAAGTGGCTACGCGCTCGGTTGGGGTTGCTGCGTATGAGTTGAATGAGCTGCTGGGTGAGTTGGTTCCAATGTTCACGTTCGCGATCCTCCTTGACTTGCTCCTTCAGGCCGGAGCGCTCGCCGGGTTTCAACGGTCGCGCCACGGCATGCGCAAACCAGACGTCCCGCTCATAGCCGAGCACGTCCGGATGACGCTCGCGGTTACTGACCAGCTCAAAAGCCAGCTCCGGGTACAGCGCCGGAAAGCGCACCTTTATCGCCTTGAGCACACGCGGTGCGGTGGAGTCTTCGCCATCTTTGAACACGGCGTAAACCCCCTGCGCATCCCCGGTCCAGGCGCTCGCCCCTCGGGGACTGAGGTGATCGGACTCGTGCGAGCCGAGAATCTTAGCCGTGTGGCTGACGATGATGATCGGGAAGGCGGCAAAGGTCTGCTTCACTTCGGCCATCGCCCGGCCCACCTCGGCGTTGTCGTTCTCGTTTTCAAGATCAAACACCGCGTTGGCCGTGTCAAACACCACAAGCGGCAACGCAGCGTGCAGGCCGCCGTCCGCTCGGGCGTTGTCCACTGTCCAACGGCGATACTCCTCCGCTACACCGCCCACGTTCTTCGGGCTCAGTCGCCGGGCCGCAATCACCCGCACTCGGGACTCAAACTCGGCGGTGCTCGCCCCGGTGCAACCCCACGAGTACAATGAGTAAACGGTGCGTTGGACCTGCTCAACCGATTCGGTAATGATGATGACGTTGCGCCGCACCGTGGGACGCAGCGCGTAGTCCGCCGGGCAGAGGTGCGCCGCAGCCAGCGCCAGTGGTATTACCAGGGTGGTCTTTCCCACTCCGGGAGCACCCGCCACTACGTTCACTCCGGTGCTCATAAAGTCATCAAAGATGAACTCAAACATGGGCGGCTTGAGCGCTCCGGAGTCCCGCGCCTGCGCCAACGCAAACGGATGCCGCTCGGGCGATGGTGTGTCGGCTGCAGATTGATTACCGGGCCAGCCGGAGTCGATGGCAAGGCGGAAGATAGAACGATACGTAATGGAGTGGGGCGAGTCGATATCGCGCTCCCACTTACGGCGCTGGGTAGCGGCGTTAAATTTATCCGACTGCGCCGACCACTCGGTCCAGATCTTATAACCGTTCTCGCCATACGGGCGGAGCGCCATACCGACATTGACCCACGTCGTGTAGTCATCGGCGTCTACGTACTTCAACGCCGAGCGCAGGTCATCAAAGGTTTGCGCCGTCGCCACGGGCACCCCACCCCGCTCCACTAGGCTGTAATTCACCGGGGTGTGCGCTCGCGACCGCACCAACTCCGGCAGGGGCGAAGGCTGCGCCGGGGCCGAGCGACTCAACGGCGAGCGACCCGCCGCCCAGCGGTACTCGCCCGATGGGCCCAAGGTGGGCGCGACGCAGATGTAACCGTGATGCTTCAGGTCAAGCCCCCGACCCAACGAACCGGGGTAGCTCAACTCAGGATCAGCGCGGAAGACCCGATGCTCCCCGCCGCCCTGAGTGACAGCGGTCAAGTCGCTATGCAGCACGCCGTGTTCGGCCTCCAGAGCTGCCAGGCTCTCAAGGCCGCCGTTTTGCGGGTCAATGTCCAGCGCCAGTAACCCCGAGTCCGCTAGGCTCACCCCCACACCCGCCGCCGGATCAGTTGACCACCACTGGCGTATACGTTCCTCATCGGTGGTGGCGTCATTGTGCCCGTGCGGCACCAGTTGTGATTGAGGGTGCTTGCCTGCTTTGTGGCCTGTCTCAGAGTTGGGCCGCCCGCAGCGACATTGCCCGTGCTGATCCACCGACCACACCGGCAGCACTGCCCATCCCAGCCGCGCATACGCCAACGCGTAGTCGAGCGTCGTGGGAGCGCGATCAACGGCCCAGAGTTGTTTGTTCTTATTACGCAACGAATCTCTCCTCCAAAACATTCCAGTATTTTCCGCGCTTTATAACGCGTATCTCAGCCGGTTGCCGGGGTGCGTTGCGCAGCTGCCACAGCACCGAGCGAGCCGGCGCAGGTAGCCGCACCGCCAACGCCCGTTCATTGAAAAACCTTACCGCCCGCTGGTCGGGGTGCGCCGGGTTGATGAACTGCGTGGCCTGAAGCCGCGCCCCCTCGGGGGTAGTGCAGTTGTAATTGACCATCAACACCGGGGTACTAGGGTCGCGCCGAGTGGTGATGGCGATGCTGTTGACCGTTTGAACCTGCGCCGTCAGCACGGAACCGTCGCGGGCCTCCTGCCCGGTCATGGGGTCAATCGGAATGAGCTTAGTCAGGCCAGGTTTGAACTCACGAGGACTGCGCTCAGTCGGGTCGGCCCGCACCTGCTCAAGCGGCTCGCCCACGGGGCTCTGACGGTAATACGTCTCCATCATATCAACCCCACCCAGCCGGATGAGGTTGCCCACGTAGTCAAGGATCAAACAGTTGCGCTTTGATTCGTGCAGCCGCGTCCCTCGACCCTGCATCTGCACCCACAACGACGAGGACATCGTGGGCCGCAGGCACACTATGCAGTCCAGCGCCGGGTGGTCAAATCCGGTGGTGAGCATATCCACAGAGCACAACACACGGGTTCGCCCGCTGGTGAAATCGCTCAACACCCGCTGCCGCTCGTCTTCGTCAAGCGCACTCGTCAGCACCGCCACCGACCAACCCGTCATGGCCCCGATGACCAGCGCTGCTCGTTTTGCGGCGGCCACCGTTGGGCAATACACCGCCACATGACGCCGCCGCACCGCCAGCTCGCCCATCGACCGCGCCACCTCAATCAACCATTCCTGCGTTTCTCGGTCGGCCACTTCTGACTGAACATAATCGCCGTCAATCTTAATACCTTCAACGTCAAGCTGTACAGCCGTTTCAACCCCCACGAGGGGGCAGAGGTAGCCCTCCTCTACGGCGCGGGGCACGTTGTAGGTATACGCTAGCGAGTCAAACCAAAATTGCTCTCCGCTCCCGTATATTACCCCGTTGTCCATTCTCCACGGGGTGGCGGTCATCGCAACACGCTGTGCGTCGGGATACGCCCCCAACACCCGTTCATACTGCGTGGGTTGACCGTGATTGTGCGGCACGCGGTGTGCCTCATCGATGATGATCAGGTCGGGGGCGGGCATATGCTTTGCCGCGCTGATGACGGTCTGAATCGTCCCGTAAATAATCGGCGCGTCATAGTCGCGGCGCTTCAACCCGGTGCACACCACGCCGGGCCGCAAACCCGTATGACGTTCATGAGTAGCGGCGTTCTGCTTGACGAGTTGCTGCACGTGCGTGAGCACCCAAGTCCGCCGGGGAAGGTATTGCTGCGCCAACTCGGCTATAATCAAAGACTTGCCGGTGCCGGTGGCGAGCTGCAGCGCGGGATTGCTCCCCGCTGAAAGAGCTGCGCGGGCGGCATCAACTGCCTCCCGCTGATAGGGTCTCAATTCCATAGGCTAAAGTTATAGGTTCTGTGGGTGAAAAAAGGTAACGCTAATCTCAATTATGCGCACTGCGCAAGTGGGGGGCAACCTATACCCAACTGAAGTGAAGGGTTTTTGCTTTCACTGGTCGCTGAATTGAGGTTTAATTCAACCCGTTGTACCCAACTTGATAACTTGCTAACTTGGAGAACTCAAATGCTTAATGATACCACTCAGATCATCGACACCCTTGGCGGCATCCTTGCGCAGATCGCGCAGCTTGAAAAAGAAGCCGAGGCCATCAAGTCTCAGCTCCGCGACGCAGCAACGTTGCCCGGCGGTTCAAGTGCTTTTGAAGGCACGTTGTTCAAAGCAACGGTGGTTGCTCAAGACCGCGCCACCGTCAACTACAAAAAACTCCTCGCCGAGATCGGCGTCACCGATGAGCAGATCGCTCGGCACACAACCCGTTCGACTAGCTTTGCCGTACGTGTTACCTCACGCTAATCACCCCAGGGGGCTGCGGCCCCCGCCTTATAACTCAGGAGAACTCAAAATGCTCAACGCCAAAAACATTTCAGAAATCATCGCCTTTCTCAAACTGCTTGAGTCATCAAGCGTTGAAGAATGGCGCGACCCTCGGTTCATCGGCACACGGCAGGCCGAAGCATTCATACTGTCGCTTGAGCTGAAAA